GCTTGGAGCAGCGGTTTTAACTTTACCCATGGAGGTCATACCGCCCGAAGCCATCTTCTTAGCAGGCTTACCGGCCATAGCTTTTTTCTTAGCGACCATTTCCATGAACGGATTTGTTTTTGCCATACCGCCTTTTTTCATACCGCTAACTGCTTTACGCTTTGCATCGTCCATTTCCATAGAACGAGCTTTAGATTCTGTAACTGGTTTGACTGGCATACCGCCTCCTGATTTAGTGAACTCTTTACCCACGGATTGTGGAACTCCTGCTGCCTTAGCAAACTTGGGGTTGTGAGCCACAGCTTGCATAAACTTTTCCTGCTTTTTACTGACCGTTGGCATGGAAACGCTCCACTATACGGTCAAGTTTTTCTTCGATCCTGTCGAAACGACGATTAACTTCGCTGGTCAACTCTTTCATATCGTTGCGCGGGACGTATTCCTTTGCAACCTCTGTCTTAAACTCAGCCAACGATTCTTTCGTTGCTTTTGCGGAATCAAGCGCGTCTTTCAAGAACCACCCCACAATGCCGAGTAGAAAATAAAGGGCACCAACTAAAAATCCTATCGCATCCATGACTAACACTTCCATGCTCTTAACGATTTGTTAATCCGGCTGTTTGGGTCGTTCGCGGTTTTGGCAGAGGTGAGCTTCTTTTTCATCCCTTCCATTCTCGAACAGAAAGATTTTTTCCTTGCGCCGCCTTCCGGCTGGGGGGCTTTCAACCCCGGCTTCCCCGGATTCGCTGCGTTGTAGGAGGCGCGCCCTTTGGCGTTTAGACCACCCTTGGGATTCTTGCCCTCTTTCCTTGTCCATGCCGGGGACTTAGCCATAGAACACCGTTGTTGCATTTACGTTGGATAACTCCACGTATAGACTTGTTTGAAATAATACGCCCTCACCGGGAATCAACACGTAAATAGTAAACGAATCACTAGTACCTACATCAAGCTCACAAAGGACTGGACCAGTGGAACCGCCGTCACGAAATTTAACATACCCATCGGATGCGTTCCCGCGATAAGACACGCTTTTTAGACGTGTTCTACCATTAAAAGCAGTACCTGATGCTGTTAGGTGTGCCGACTTAACGTCTGTTTGCATCATAATTAATCTCCTTTAAAAACGGGGGCCGAAGCCCCCGAGACTAATTAGTTTTGAGTCGAAGTAGGGTTAGCGTTGCCGTTAGAGTCACGGACGACGTACACGCATGTAATCGTAGCAGCACCGCCGCTGGCTGTACCCGCGCAAGCGTAAATTGCTTGGACGACTAAGTCAGTTGTACCAACATTCAGATATGTACCAACCTGAGCGCCAGTGGGGGTCACGGTAGCACGACCAACAGCCAAAGGAGTGGTGGTTGCACCACCAACGGTAGCCAAAGAGTTACCAGCGGCAGTTTGAATGGTGATTGTGTTACCAGTAGTACCAGCGTAAGCGGTGGTAATGTCTACGATAAATTCCAAAATTTGTGCGCCAGCGGGCAAGACAAATTCTGTAGTAGCCGTGGTGTCGTTAACAGTAGTTAGGCCTGTCTGAGTTACAACAGTAGCGCCCATGTTGCGGATGGTACCGGCAGTAGTGCCAGTGGTGTTCTTAACGGTGCCCAAGAGCCAAGGGCCAAGGTGAGTAGCGAAACCCATGATGATTTTCCTTACATACAAGTAAAGCGTATCAATCGGTATGTCGTCTGCCGGGACAGTTTGATACGCCGGATTCCCGGTATATTGGTGTTATAGCATACGTACAGAATAATGCAAACTTTTTTGGGCGCTGAGAGGCAAAACCGCAAGCAATGTAGAACTTTTTGGGCGTAATCAGGTAGAAATATGGGTGCGGTACAACCACGCTATGCCTACCAAAGACCTTGAAAAGAAAAAAGAAATTGCCAGACGGCACTATGAGAAACATGCCGCTAAAATTAAGGAAAAAACAAAAATAACCAAAGAAAAAGGTCGTCAGAAGTGGCGTGACTTCAAGGCCACCCTATCGTGTGTACAGTGTGGAGAAAACCACCCCGCCACTTTTGATTTCCATCACGTTGTACGGCTACCAGACAATAAAAAGGTTAATAGACTATTAACTAATAACAACTATAAGGCTGCGCGTAAAGAAATCGAAGAACGTTGTATTGTGCTTTGCGCAAATTGCCACAGAAAACTACACGACGCAGAACACTTAGAGAAAAAGAAAAAGAAAAAGAGGGCCGAAGCCCCCTCAGATTACCAAGCAGATGCGTCGTTTTCCGACTCATCCTCTTCCGACTCATCATACTCAACCCAGTCATCAGCCTCTGCGTCGAAGTAGTAAGCGATGCCTGTCTCTTCATCAACACACCAAGCAACGCCGTCTTCGTCAACTTCAGCCCAGTCTTCTAAGTCTTCGTCAAAGTAGAAAGTAGCGTCCAGCTCTTCGTCGTAGTACCAAGCAATACCATCTTCGTCGTACTCAATACCGTCTTCGTCGTCTTCAACTTCTACGCACTCAACCAAATCAAAGTTCAGCAAATCAAACAACTGATCAAAATCACAGACAACAGTAAATGTTACATTCATGATAATCTCCGTAGTCAAAATAGCAACCGCCACAGGCTGCAAAATCATCCTACCGCACGATTATGACAAATCAAAAATAGAGCTACATGCGCTCCAGCACTTCGTAAGCCTGTAATTTGCGACGCAATTTTTCTATCTCAGCGTCGCGTTCGTCTATTTTTTTCTGCAGATTTTCGCTTAATTCGTAAGCTGTCGTGATTTTTTCAATCCGATCCCTATGGTCGTCAAGCATCATCTTGTACAACCGTTCTGAAGATTCAATTTGCTTTTGTATGTAGTTATTCATAAGTACCTACGTATTGTAAAAAACGGGGCCGAAGCCCCGTTAAAGTATCACACAGACGTTGAATTACGCGCCGGGTGAACCGTACATACCCAATGGGTCAGAGAAGCCGAACGAATAACGCTCACGAGCTTTGTAACGGACGTTGCCGGTATCAAAGTCGCCGTCCATCTTCGTATCCAGCGGAGCACGAATGAAGTGCTTCATGCCGTTTGGAACGTCGGTGGTCAGGAACCAAGCATTGGTGTCGGTCAGGAAGTGGTTGATTGTGTACCCCTCTGGGATCGAACCGTTGTTCTTGATTGCGTTGATGTCGTTGTCGGTAGTGCCAACACGGAGGCTGGTTTCCAACAGACGAGTAGCAACGAATTGCAAGCTTGGTGGAACGATCAGTTTACGAGGACGAGCAGCAATCAACAGACCACGTTCGTCAGTCCACGCAGCGATTTGAATCACGGCGTTTTCCAGCGAAGTTTCGTTCAAGTCAGCAGCAGTCGATGGGCTGTTGCTGTTAGTGCCACCATTAATCAGAGGGTGTGCAGTTGAGAACAGAGCAACACCATCGCCACCGGGGTAGGCAGAGGAGAAGCCGTTGTTCAGAATTGCAGCAGCTTTGACCTGCTTGGTGTAAGCCATTGAACGAGCCAGAGCTTTGGTATAACGAGCCGACAGGCTGTCATACAGGTTATCTTCAATCGCTTCTTCAGTGATAGAAAAACCTTGGGCAATGGTTTCGTGGTTGTATCGGGCGGTCCATGCTTCTTGTGCATTGTCGTAACGAATTGCACTACCTTCGTTCTTGACTGGTGCAGCAGTAAAGCCAGACAGCTTGGTTTCTTCTTCGAACGAACGCTCGGAGGTCTCTGTTTCGTAGATCTCTTTGTGTTCTTCGCCGTAGCGGGCATACTCCAGACCGAACAATGCGTTCAGGCCGGGGAGCAGCTCTTTCAGTAGTTGTGCGCGTGAAATAGCCATGATTTAAGCTCCTTATGCACCAGTGGCAGAATAGTAGCCATGCAGACCTTGGTTCAACTTAACCAAGACTTCTGGATACTGGGTGAATACGATTGTAGAACTTGCAACAAATGCGGTTGCAGGTGGCTGATTCAACACAACAGTGGTTGCGCCCGCAGAGGCAGCGGTATCAACAAATGAACCTGAAGCGATGATCTGACCATTAGAAGCAACTGAAGCAACGTCTGTTCCTACCGGTAACGCAAAAGGTATTGCAGAAACAGTGATCGTGTTGGTAGAGATACTTGAGTATGTTGCAGTACCTAAGCTAACAGCGGTATCAGGAACAACACCAACTACACGCAATGGCAGAGTGGTTGTTACTGGGGTATCGCTAGGAGCTAAAACAGCGTTTGCTGAATTACCAGTGTTGGTGCTGCCGGTGTTGTTAATAGCGCTGACGTTGCAACCAACGATTGCATTTGAGCCAGAAGCCATAACTACACCAGAAGAACAAACAGCAGCTTTAAACACTGCGTCTGGATCATCAGATACGTAGGCCATGCAGTCACCAGCAGTCGTGCCGCCGGGCCAATATTGGTTAAACTGCTTTTGCTTGGTAACAGGGTTAGTAAAAGTGCAGCCCAAGAACACACCAACGGTCTGGTTCAAAGTTGTACCAGTAGATACCGATGCGCGCTCTAGGCGACCACGGGACAGAACAACAAAATCGCCATAGAAAATGTCGGTCGCATAACCGTAAATGATGGGGTACATGCGGGTCGAACCTGCAAATACCTGACCACCAATCAAATTCACTGGCTGTAGGCCGTAAGGCTTGTATACAGTAGGATATGCCATGATTGCTCCTAGTTAATAAAAAGACTACTTAGTGCCTTTGCCAAAAGATGTCGTTGACTTACGTTCATTGAACAAAGGCATCCGCGCATCACTCTGGCGCATAAACGAATTGTCCACGGCGTCAATGTTGTTCTCGGACTGCTGTAGGAAATGCTCATTACGAGCTACTGTTTTTTCCGTTGGCATCTTGCATAACAACAACCCACCATGGGTTACTTCACCTTTTTCATTTGCCGGAAGCATAAGCTCCGGATGATCTTCCGCTCTAACCGGTACCCAGCCTTCACGCATACGCATGGAGAAATTTGGGGAGACCACACCATTAATGTGGGTTGCTACCCACCGGTATGACCAGCCCGGTTCTGGGGTTGGATCAGGCAATGTTGAAGGCGGTACATAAACAGTACGTGCGTTTTTATCGCGTGAAACTAGATCACGAGGAGTGCGAGTATCGGCCATCTTAAATCTCCAATTTAGCTACTTCAGCAGCGTACTGCTGCGGGGTTAGTCCATACTTTTTAGCCAAGGCAAGTTGCCGAGTAGAAAGCTGGATTTTCTTTGTTCCAGACGAACGAGACGCTGGAGCAACCACAGACGCAGGTTTCTTTGGAGCCTCAGACTGAACCTGTACAGGTTCTGGCGTTTTCTCAGCATTCCCGCCAAATAGTTCGGGGAACGTCTTCTGCATACGCCCATCGATTTGGGCGAAGTATTCATCGTCGCGAGGATCTACCCCGGAATTGACTAGCTTATGATGCAGCCCTAGTGCGTAGCTGGTGTATTCTTCGAACCCCGGTTGACCGTACCACTGGTTTTTTGCCTGCCAGCGCAGCGTCTTTTCGTCCGGTGCAACCTGCTGGGGTTGAGATAGTTCACGTTGTACCGCAGGTTCGTCTTCTTGTAAAGGGGCTGGCCTAAAGTTTTTTACCTGAGACAGTCTAACCTTAGCCTCCATCAAAGCTTCTTGGGCTTCAATGATGGCGTCGGTGTCGTAGGACTCTTGGGCATCTTTAAGCTGACGGCGGGCTGCTTGCAACTGAGATTCCGCCGCATCTGTCGCTGTAGAGATATAGACTTCCTGCCCGTAATTGACCGTCTGCTTGAGCTTTTTGTTCTCTTCAGACAGGTACGTCATGAGCTTATCCATCTCCTGCTTTTCTCGCAGAAGAGCTTCTTTCATCCGGCGCTCGTCATGACGGGCATGTGTTAACTCTTTAATACGAGTCTGCACTTTCTCCGAATAGTTTTCGATTTCGTCGTCAGTCGGGTCTGCCACCTCTTTGTCCAATGGCTTGCGGCCACGGTCTTTTGCGGGGGTATCATCAACTATTTCAATTTCGACATCATCTTCAGCATCAACATCCGCCTGAATGACTACGGAATCGTCTTCTTGAGATACAACGACTTTTTTGCCGTCATCCTCGTCCGGAAACTTAAACTTATCTAACATGTAACACTCCTATTAAGCACGGGTAATACCGCGTGGATCGTCCACGACCGCATCAATCTGGTCGTCGTTCAACAGACGGAACTCTTTTCCATAAATCTTGAACCGAGTACCGGAGTAAGTACGCACCAACACAAAGTCGCCCGGTTTACACCAAGGACCATTGGGGAACTTCGCTGTGTCTTTGTACGCATCAGGGCCAGCATCCAGCACAAACAGAATAGTTGTCGAGTGCTCTTCCTGACGCATGACCGACTCCGCTTTAACTATGCTGGAATTTTCAAACTTATCCGACACATCGGGAACGCCACAAAGAATCTTCCATCCTGTTGGCTTGGGCAACATGCGCCCGCGCTCTTCAATAGGGATTTGCTCTGTTGGTTCTTCGACTTGTTGAATTGGCTCCGGCATTTGAATACCCGGAGGTAGTAATAGATCGCTCATCGTCTTCGTCCTCTTTGGTTGCTGCTTCTACAAGGTCAAGTAAGTGTCGCTCTGCGAGGGCAAGACCCTGAATTACCCCGCAGAGTTTTTGATAAGAGGCGAAATCTGTGCAGACGCCATTTGCCATGTCGTCCGTGTAGTCATTCATGTCTTTGCGTATCTTGTCGCGTAATACGCTTACGAAGTTGTGATCCACTTATTCTCCTTTTGGTGGTTTATCCGTTTTCTTAAAAGTAGCCATGTGCTTTAACGCAGCTTGCTTGCGTTGGAAGTCTGCCTGCTCTCTGACTTTCTGTCCTTCTATACCAAGACGCACACCTTCTGCTTCTTGGCTTGAAGCAAGTTTTTGTTTGTCCATCTCAATCTGCGAAGCTGCTTTAAGCCCCCCAAGTTGAATGTCTGCTTCCGTTTTTTGTTTATCCAGTTCCAAACGTTGCGCTGCGATGGTGGCATCCACCTGCGCTTTTTGTTCTTTAACGCCGACTTCACGTTCTTTAATCTGCAATTCTTGCATCTGCATCTGAATGACAGGGTCCTGCGCCTGTGCTTCTGCTTGTTGCTGTGCAGCTTGCGCTTGGCTCTCTTGCAGTACCTGCTGCGCCGCTTGTGCCATCATCGAAGACAGCGCAACTTCAACTTGCGGTGGTAACTTCTCGTCTTCTGGTGGCAGAGCAACACCCATCTGTTGTTCGATCTTCTGACGATATGCAAACGCCACGTGCTCTGATATATGCGCCATCATTGCTGCTTGAATCTGCGGTGCTCTTGGGTTTTGGCCAATAAGCTGCTGAACCAACGGATCGTTCATCGCAGACATGTGTACTTGAATATGCGCCTGATGATCTTGGTAGAAGAACGCTTTGACCGGCTTACCTTTGAGAACCGCCATGTTTTCTGCTACAGGGTCACGTGGCTTCTGATCGTCTTCCAAGGGAACTAGCTTTTCTGCGTTCTTAATACCCAGCACTTCCAACATCTGACGGTGTAAGAACGGAAGGTCGTAAATATCCGGTGCCATCTGCGCCATCTGAATAACGGCTTGGTACTGCACCACACGCTGCGACATCGTCGCTGCATTCGGATCGCTGACGGGGATTAGGTCTACCTTGTCGTAGTCTTCACGCTTGGCTTTCTTATTGCCGTACTCAGGTGTGTACTCGTAGTTGGGGTCGGTGTAGTCACGAATGATTTCTTTAATCAGCTTGAACTCGCGCTTTAGTGTGTAGTGCACACGCGCTTGTACTGCCGTCATGACTTTAAGCTGGCGCTCCAGCAGTGCTAACGTTGTTCCAACAGGAGCCTGCGCCGACATATCGGAGACTTTCATATCCGCAGTCGCTGCAAAGCGACGGCCTTCGTCAACGATTGTGCCCAGCAGGTTGTAGAGAACGGTAGATGGTTCCTTGTATGGCAGAGGCAGAATGCTGTCGCGGATGTTGCCTGATGCTACGTCCACATCACGCCACTCACCCGGAGCGATGGGTGTGTCGTCGCCCTTAATACGCAGACCGCGTGATTTAAGACCGCCCGGCAAGTTTGAAAGAGTACCTGCGTCCACCAGTTGGCGCATCAACGAAGTCGCGTTCTTTGCAAAGCCCCCCACCAAGTGGAACAGACCAAAGCCATACGCACCGAAGCCGGGGATGTACTGGTAGTGCACAAAGTGCTGACGCTTCAAACGCAGTGGGTCTTCATACTTCCAATTTCTGCGAATGGCCAGAATCTCGTTCGAACCTTTAATGAGTGTGACGACGTATGGCAGCGCAATCTCTGTGTGCTCTTTGTCCTCATCCACATCTGCGTGTTTGTCGTCCTCAATATATAAGTCAGCGTGGCACTCATACAGGGTGTATCGGTCGTCGTTCAAATCAGAGAAGCCTGTCTCTTTGTCCTTGGCTTTCTGAATGTCCTCTACCTTGCGATCCGGATCGCCCAAGTCAACATCACGGTAGAACCCCGCCTGCTGCAACTTGATGATCTCGTT